AAACCTGTGAATCCAAGATTCAAAGCCATTTCTTGGTTATTGTCAAACAAACCGTAAGAAGTACCACCAGCACCGTAAGAGTTTTGAGCAGCCAACATATCGTCGATGTCAAAAGAGAACTGACGGTTCAAGAACAATACGTTCTCAGCGATAGCACCTTGCTTGTCCAAACGTTGTACGATTGTATCAAAGTCGCCCAAAGAAGATGGATTACCACCTGCCCAAACGTTACCACGAGATTCAATAGCAGCAAACATACCTTGAGTACCTGCATTGTAAGGCAATGTAGATCCAGCAGGGTAAGCAGCACTTCCTAATGCAGCAGCTGCACCTGAGTTAACTTCAGCAGGAACGCCTTCAACCATTGACATCTCAAGATAGTCTTCGTAACGTAGACGAGTCTCATGCTCAGACTTCATATACCAGTAGTATCCTGTAGCACCGTTTTCAGTAGTTACTTCAACCCAACCAATTTGAGCCATGTCAGAACCAGCAACAGTGTACTTGTCTTTGATGATGATTGGTTTGTTATCGAAGAACAAATCTTGTGCTTCCAAAGATCCTTGCATACCGCTAGTACCTTTTTGGAATTCAGAACCGTAAACAAATGCAGTGAATGTAGCACCAGTGTCACCAGCAGCAATACCAGAAGCATTGTAGAAAGCAACAGTGAAACGATCAGATGCAGGAAGCGCAGTGATTACACCTTTGTAAGAAGATGTAGAAGATGCGTTGTTTGAAAGGAATACAGTTTGACCAATGCGGAAAACACAAGTTCCTGTACCGATATCAAAGACAACTGTATCGTCACCAGCAGTAGCACCAACAGCAGTAACCGCAGTGTATTTTGTGTGAAGACGACCTTGCTCTGCCCATTTGATCAAGTCAGAGTTAGTAGGAAGCTCGGCACCAACCATACGCAAGAAAGATGCGATTGAACGGTTACCATAGCGCTCGAATTCTTGCTCATAAGTATCAGGAAGATACTGATTCAAGAAGTCAAAGTTAGTAATGTAGTTTGTAGGCAATGTTGCCTTAACGGAACTCGGAGTTAAATTTACACCCGGAGATACCTGTAATGTACCAGCCATTTTTTCTAGTTTTTAGGTTTTTGTTTAATAACTAATCTGTTACCGAAACCAGACTCTACGGCTCTTACTTGGAATGTTCCGTCAGTTTTGTTAGTTACCTGAGTGGCTTGACGAGTCATGTCAATATTTTTAGACTCTTTAGAAACTGTCTCAACAGCCTCTGTCATGCCTTTCTCATAGAAGAACTTTGCAAACTTTTCGGGATTCGAAGCAATCGCTATTGCTCGATGGAACGTCTCAGCATCCTTTAGGTAGCCATCTTCGTTTAAGAACTTATTTACAAAGTTACTTAATGAAGACTGCTCATTAAGGAGTGTCTTTGCATCTGCTGGCTTGAACGTTACTGCTTTATTCTCGTCAATATTAAATTTGAAACCTTCAAACTTATCAGAGAATAATTCATTCGTCTTCTCAGCGAAATACTTAGACCGCTTTTGTTGCTCCTCTTGCTCGCTAGTCGCGGTTTGTTTATATTGCTTATAAGATTCGTAAGCTTCTTTTTCTTCTTGCGGAACAAAGGATTCCCTTGACTCAAGCGGAACCTTGTACTGTTCTTTAAGTTTATTAAAGTACTCACGAGCCTTAGTCAGCTCTTTTTTTCTCTCTAACTTTACCTTTTTAATATGCTTCTCATCATCAAAGTCTTCATCGTATGAAAACTTGGACTCTAATTCGAACCTAACCTCATCAGCATCAAGCTCTGGGTTTTGATCTTTAGCGTATTGATAAAGTAGAGAATCTTCGTCCATGGCACTGTAGTCGACATTCAACTTCATGAAGTCTTCAATACCACGTCCTGTTTCTCTTTTGTATTTTAGGAACGCAGACACATCTTCAGGTAGTTCTTCAGCTTGTTCGCGCTCTTGAACTAATTCATCCAAAGATGTAATCTCTTTGTTCCATCTTTTACCAAGATATGAAAGAACTTTATTATCATCTAGATCTGGTTCTACCGGATCTGGTTCTAATTGTTGGTCTTCTGCTGGTTGTTGATCTTGCGATAAGTCAATCTTAACTGTATCTTGATCACCGCTATGATCTTCTAAACCATCAAGAAGCTCTGCTTCTTTTTCGGCTACAGACTTCTCTTCGAAATCTACAGCTCTCACTTTAAATTCACCTTCCATTTAATTAAATTTTCAACAAAGTTAATAATTATTTATTTAGGCCCGAATGACTCTAAATCGAAGCCATCTAGGGAATCCTCTGTACTCTCAAAGTTTTGCGGAGGTAGGTTGTTTTGTCGTTGGTTGATAAGTTCAGACTGACGTGTAGCCTGTAGGTCTACTCGCTTATCTTTTGCCTTTTCCTTTTCAGCCTCACGATCTTTTAATGTTTGCATCTGCATGCCATTAAGTTGCATGTTATATTGGAACTCAATAGCCATCAACTCTTTCTTGAGCTCAGCCTCGGCTTGCATCTTTTGAATGTCGCCTTGAACTTCCATCTGCTTGATCTGTGCTTTTGTTTGGCCTTCCAATTGAATGATTTGTGCTTTAGCTTCAGCAGCTGCTTGAGAAGATTGAATGTTTGTCTGCATCTGCATTTGGAACTCCATCTCCTTCTCTTTCTGCTTTTGCTCCATACGCTTACGACGCTTCATCTTAAGCATCTCATTAGCAAGCTTAACGTTATTGATCATACGGATGTCAATTGCATCCTCAAGATCAATTGTCTGCTGCTGTAGAGCTATCTGTATGTTGCTCTCTAGTTGTGCCTTCTGTTCTTCATCTGGAGCTACCTCAACGAAGATACCAAAGTCGTGCAGGTATAAATCATTAACGTCCTGCAAGATCGATAGGTTGTACTTACCAATCTGCATAGCGAACTCTTCAGCAAAATCAGAGTACTCTAGGATGTCAGCAATACGTATAGAAAGACACTCTGCTAATCGTCTAGTTGTAATAATACCAGCATCTAAAATGTGGCGAGTAGCTGTATTTGAATTTAATGCAGCAAGTTTTTGAACACCAACTAATGCATCCGGATGAGGTGTAGATGCATCTCGCACCTCATTTATACCTGTCACATCACGGATCATATTTAAATAGTGGTTGTAGTTTCCAATAAGGGCAGCCATCTTAGCTTGACCACTATTCGTGTTTAGTTCTTGGATAGGAATGCGTGCATTATTAAACTCACCCTCTGTGGTATAAGATCGACCAATTACACTACCCGTTTGGAAGTATAGATTGAGCGCATCTTCAGGATTGTAAGCAGCTCCTGTACCTAAGTCAACTTCATTAATACCATCAGCATCGATAAATACACCATCAGGAACAATGCGTGCCATAACTTGCTGTAACTTCAAGTGTGTCAACTGAATCTGATCAGCAAACGGAATCATGCGTCGAACTAACGACTCAATGTTTCCTTTATAGTAACGTGGAGCGTAAGCAATATAATTTGGAAGTGCGCGTTGTGATGCAGACTTAGGGCGTACCATATTCTTCATCATCTCCCACTTGATCATTATGTTTGATCCTCCAACAAGAACGCCTTCATACCAAACATCACGAACTGCTTCAATTACCTCAAAGTATTCACCGTTTGGAGCCATGAACGTATCTTCTTTACGAATAACTCGCTCACCGCCGTTCTCAAGAATCTTCTTCTTCCAAACAAACTTCTTGTGTGTCTTGTAATTAAAATACAATAACGTTACAACTTCATTTAAGAATGCATCATCTTGGTAGTTTCTAACTACAGGGAAGTAGTCATACCATGCTGATCCAGCATTCTTAATTTCAGTAAGCTCCTCATCTGTTAGATTTGGATTCATTTTTAGAAGCTCAGTGTAATGCACCTGCTTAACCTCACCAAAATAAAAACAATCTGAGAAGTCATTCTTTTCTGTATAACTATGAATCCAGTTTGCTGGATCCACATACTCAACTTTTACGCCGTCGTTAATTAAGAACTCATGCTTAACAACGCCAAGACCGAGAGTAGTAACGTCATAATAGTAGAGACGAAGCGTATCTTCGTACTCATTCATTTTCATGACAGTGTCAATAGCAATCTCTTCGGCAATTTCGACAGATGGTTTGTAGTTCATCTGCATGTATAATGACAACTCCTGATCATTTGCAGGTAACTCATCAGGATTAACATTGAAAGCATCAATGCCAAACTGCTCCTGCGTAAGTGTAAGGAAGTCTTTAGCTACCATATCTGCCTCGATCATATCCTGGAATATGTTCTTCTTTTCGGCAGACATTACATCCTGAGCTTCAGCCTTTACAGAATATGGTCGATCAAGCATTCCATTTACAACAACATCAACAAACTTAGGGATGATAGGAACAGGTGTCCAATCTAAGTTTAACATAGATATGTCGCCATTTACAGCAAGCTCCTCTTTGTATTTTTGAACTGGTTGCTCTCCGCGAGCATATAGTCTCAAACGGTGGAATTCACCCCACTGTTGATAAAATCTACTTGAGTTTGACTTCCTCTTAAACCACTCTCCTTCGATGGCTTTACCTACCTTTAGGCCATATTCATATGTAGCCTTTACCTCGTCTGGAGCCATTTGGTCCGGAAACGGTAGTGCAGAGATAACAACTGATGGTTTATCCATTATTCGATGATTTCGCTTCTAATGCCTGTATTCTTATATCTTACAAATTTAACACTTATTTTAGATTCCTCTTTCTTAGGTATAAACAAGTGTTTTCTAGACGCCATAATCGCTAGTCCTGAACTAATCGAAGCATCGTGTTTTGTCCTGTTATTAATATCAAATCGAGCCCAGTCATTCAATGTTCTATTAAAATACATATCTCCCATAGTGTCTGAGTCTCTATATGTTCCCTCTTGATCAAGGCCAACATACTCTTCAATATATGTGTTGATAGAGTTAGCGTGCGCATGCTTAACGTCTTCTGATGAGTTAGGTATTCCACCAAGCTCTAGTTCTGTTTTTGATAGCTTAGATATATGTTTGTCTGGCCTGTTTAAAGAGAATGCTCGGTATCCCCTGTTTTTAAAATGGTAAAGTAATCGCTGCTTATTATTCTCAATAAGTATAGGCATTCCGTAGAAATGACAAGCCATTAAAACATCCTCAAAAAATATCTCAGCAGTCTGAGGACGGGCAATATACTCTAAAAAGAAATGATTAGTTGGAGCGTTTTCCATATGAAACGAAGTTAATCCATGAAGTGCTCCGGCAGATCCACCACCTCCAACTACGCCTGATATATCATAAGGGTCACATCCAAACACACCGATATGTTCATTGCCTGGACACTTACGGCCGTTCTTCACATCTTTC